CGCCACATTAGCACAAGGTGCGCCGCGCGGCAAAGGCATCAAGCGCCCATGATCTGCGCGAAGCGAACTGGCCCGCGTGATATGCCATATTTGTAGAATATGAAATAGCCTAGAGCATCATTTAAGTGATCAAGCCCGTTGGCCTTGTCAGGCTCACCGTTCCTATCATACGCTTGCTGTTCTAGCGCCTCAGTCAATGACGGGCAGCGATCTGGATTGACTAGAAGGCGGCGCTTGCCTTGATTGTGGATCATTTGACTAAGCGCCAAGACGCGATCCTTGACGGGCGGGTTAGACGCATGGGCCAGCACCGTGAAGCCGGCGTTCCGCAACAGCACAATGTCCGACAGGCTGGCGTTGATCGACTTGCGCGATCCGCCGCTGGCGTCGGGATAGATGTTGATCGCATGGCCTTTGTAGCGGCTCTTGATCGTGTCGATCATGGCTGGCGTGTCACGAACGCCGGTTAGCTCATCAAGCGCCATCGGGTTGCCGTTACGCATAACGCCAATGACGGCGCTCATGTTGCCCACGTTAAAGTCCATGCCGATATGCAGCGGCTCAGAAACGCGGATCGTCTCAAACGTGCCGTTTTCCTGCCGGTCAAACTCTGAATATACGCTGCCGCTCACAAGGTTGACGAAATCACCGTCCAGATAGGCGGAAAGCTGCGCTGATGAATAGGCAGCCCGCAACTGTTCGACATAGCCGGCAGGAAGATATGGATTTGAGTTAGTCGGCGCTTTGATCAATTCATAACCGGGCTTCGGATCGCGGCCCCAAGTCTTGTAGACGAATTTGAAGCCTTCCGGCGTTGACACGGCGGCCAGCGTGTTGACTGCGCCATCAGGCTTTGATTGTCGGCACCGGCCCAACATCTTTGTCCACACATCAGACGCATGGGCCTCTTTCAGCGTGTCGATTTCGTCAATGATCGCGTCGGCCACTTCAAAGCCAACCAGCCGTTCGGGTGCGTCTGCTGAACGGAAAATGATCTGGCTGCCGTTTTCGAGCGTTCCGATGTTGTCGCCCTTGTTTAGCTCAAAGCCGATTCCCCAGCGTTCAAAGATGCCGGCAAAGCGCGGCCATGCAATCAGCCGGACCAGGTCAAAGGTTGGCTCCACAAACGCAAAGTCCATGCGAGGATATTGCAGGGCCAGCAACGCCAGGCGCACCACAGCCGCCTCAGACTTGCCAGCGCCGAAGCCCGCCACCATCGCCGGATGGCGGGCCTTGCTGAAAACGAAAGCCTCTTGCGGCTCCGTTAGCTGGATTTTGACCTCATGCATTCGGCTTTATGTCGATCACTTTGGCGTCATCACCGTTGGCCGGTGCTGCCCGCTCGATCACAATCTTGATGCCATCGGCTTTGGTGCCAAGATTGATTTGCGTTGGCAGCACCTTAGACAGCAACGCCATGAACGCAACGGGCTGTTCGTCGGCCATGCGCGCCAGATAATCCGCACCGCCGGCCTTGTCGAACGCCTTTAGGATCGCTTCGCGGATCGTGACGGTCGTTTTGTTCTGCAACCCTTTCGGGCGGCCAGGCCCAGGAGTGCCATCACCGACTTTGCGTTTTTGCTCAGTTTTAATTACGGGCTGCATCCGCTCAAATTAAGCCTTCTGGCCGCTTTCCGCAACCACCTCGCGCATCAGTCGTTCGATATACCACTTCGCCTTGCCCAAGTCTGTAGCGCCACCCTTCTCACGCCAGCGCCAAAGATATTTGATCGCGTTGGCTGTGCAGATGGCCTCAATGCCGTAAAGGTTCGCCGTAGCAGCCGCCAGAGCGTCTATGCATTCAACATCGCCTTGGCGGTAGTGATCTGGATTTATGTGATCTGTCATTGCTCACCTTCCCTGTCTGAATGCCGATGCCCCTATGCCCCTGCCCTATAGGGTGCAGGGGCAGGGAGGGGCATAATTTCGGCCTTTTTTCCGCTTTTGCCCCTGATGCCCCTAGGGGCAAAAAGGGGCATTAGGGGCATTGCTTTTTCGCCATCAAAAGCGCGCTAGATTTGACTGGACAGACAATCTGCCAGCCATGTTGATGCGCCTGCAAAATGCCGGCGTTGACCATCGGCATCACCATTCCGTCATCACGACTTGGGTCTAGTTTGTTGCGAACGGTCTTGTCAGCATAGCGGCGCTTTTCGACCAGATATGTCCGCATGAAGCTGCGGCTGATGTAGGGATAAGCGCCTTCTACTTCCGCGCCACCGTCCCACCATGCGGCCTCCCATAGCCTGACTGTTTCATCATGCTTGCTAGGCTTTTTAGATGGTTCGTTTTCGGTGGCGGCCTCATCCAGAACCGCAACGCATGTGGTGGCAGGCTTGCCGAATTTGGTTTCGCCCATCTCCACTATTTCCAGCTTAAAATAAATGATCTCACCCTTAGAAGCCAACTCGCGTTGCTTCGTGATGGTCGCACTGCGCTGGCCGTCTTTTTCCACCACCTCAATTTCAGTGTCGATATGGGCGCGGATGCCCGACCAGCCGCGCGCGCCTCTGGCGGCGTCTTTGCCGTTGTGGTGGATGATCAACATAGCTGCACCAGTAGCGCGGCAAATTTCCTCAAACCGATCCATGACCGGCCCCATATCTTCGCCGCTGTTTTCATTTGCACCGGATGACATACGGGCCAAGGTGTCGCCGATCACCAGTTTAACCGCTTGGCCTTTGATAGCCTCAATCTCTCGGATCGCAGCAATCACGGCGGCAGCGTCTGCATCGCCGGTATAAAAATTAAGCGGCACTGGCACAACGGCAATGCGCTTAAGCGAGACGTTATGAAATTTGGCAATGGCCTTTAGCCGGGCTTTGATGCTGCCAGGCGCTTCACACGCCAGATAGACAACGATACCGGGATCGGTGCGTTTGCCATATGCTTCGCGTCCTTCGGCAATGGCAGCGGCCAGGCCAAGCGCAAAAAACGTCTTGCCGCTGTTGCTGTCCCCATAGATCACGGTGGATTTGCCGCGCACAATCACATCTTCAACCAGTTCGTCTGGCGGTTCATATTCGGCTGGCAATTCATCGCCAAACTGCACTTCTAGCCGCCGCATGGCCTCCGTGCCACTGGTCGGCAATAGCAACGCCTTAAGATCACCACCAGCCGCCCGGTAGTCGTTGGCGTCTTGGCCTTCCTGCGGAGGCATCACCACGCGGCCTCCATGCTTTGCAACAGCTTGCGTTGCATACGCCATGCCAACGCCAGATTTGTCATTGTCTGCCACAACAATGATCTCTTGCCCGCTTCCATAACGATCACGCAATGCGCCTGTTACGCTTGGCAAATTGTGGGCGCTGTAGGCAATGGCGCATGGCCGATTGGTCGATTCCAAGATGGTTGCGGCAGTTGCAAAGCCTTCTGCGATAAACAATGGCCCAGGCTCATCCATTGTGCCAACCATCCAAAAGCAACCACTTGTTTGACCGCTAGGGTGAAACCGTTTTTCGCCTTCGTTTTGAATATATTGCAAGCTGGATAGATTGCCATCTGCCGTAAAGATTGGTGCCATTAAGCGCCCATCACCCGTAACGCGCAAACCGTGACCAGCAATGCCCTTGCGCTCAAGGTATGGATGCCACGACTCTGCCAGCATCCCCTTCGACCAAATATCTTCTACTGTGTTTGATGCAACCTCACGCTGGCGTTGCAATTCAGCCTCACGCACCTTTCTCGCTTCCGCCAAACGCCGCGCATTAATCGCCTCTTCTGCTGGCGTTAAAGTCCGGCCCACATCGGCGCGCCATGTAATTTCAACACCTAGACGCCAATCACCAAACCGCCCAGCCGGAACGCCATCGCCAAAAGCGCAATACCACGATGGCACATCATGGCCGGGCTTGCCTTTGGTTTTGCCGTTGAAACGATGCAGTTTGCCATCAAGCTGGATATGTGACGGCGGGGTTATGCCCGCCTGTTCCATCGCGGCGGCAAGCTGCACCTCTGGCGGGTCAAACTGCGGCTGGGCTGGCGGTGACCACGGGCCATCTAGAATTTTGGTTAGATCAGCCATTTGACGCCCTTTCAATGAACATATCGCCTTGACGTTGTGCCTCCTCAATGCGGCGGCAGGCAATGTCGAAATACTTAGGCTCTCGTTCGATGCCGATAAACTTGCGGCCCATCTGAACGGCTGCAACGCCTGTGGTGCCGCTGCCCATGAAGGGGTCTAGGATGGTTTCGGCATCCGGCACAAAGCCAAGGCACCACTTCATGAGCTTGTCGGGCTTTTGCGTAGGATGCTCTTTGCCGCCCATCTTATTGCACTGCGAAAAAGACCGCAGCGCCATGTCGATGCTAGTCCAAGCCAACTCCCCATCTGAGAAGTCGCCGCCCATCATTTTGTCCCAATAAAGCCAGCCACGACTAACCGGCAGATTGTCGGTAAAATAGTTGCCGCCCCAAATAATATGGCTGTCTGCACTGGCCAGAACGGCGCAAAACGTAGGGGCGTCAGGGGGCGCGGTGTCCCACCCCATTTTTGGCAAAACGCGATGGCCCCCACCCTTGCGGTCACGAAAACGGCCGCCATCCTCACCAATCCCATAAGGCGGATCAGTCACCACCGCGTCGACCTTACCCAGCGTCGGCAGCACGTCCCGGCAATCGCCAAGATAAAGCGTTGCCGCACCCATCGTCTCAATTCGCATTGAGACCACCCATCAAATAATCTGATAACGCCTTCATCACGTCATATGTCGGATTAGCTTTGCCAGTCTTGATCCGCGCAATCGTCGACCGATGCAAGCCTGTTGCCTCTGCAACAATGTCCATGCGCCTATCCCGAAGCGCAACCGCAATCTCGTCTAGGGTTAACATCAATCCACCTTTTCGCTGTTATGTGCTTTTTATGCTTTACAGCCGCCGCGAAGCCCTGTAAAGCCCTCAATCACACCGCGACCGGATCAGCCGACTGCGGTGTTGGAGGAAGACAATGGCTATCAACCTAAAGAGAACAGGCGGCTTATCCGCCAATGGTGTTAAGCTGTGCGTATATGCACAGGCGGGCGCTGGCAAAACCAGCTTGATTCCGACCTTGCCGAATGTCGTGGCAATTAGCGCGGAAGCTGGCTTGCTTTCGATCGCGGGTGCAGACGTGCCTTATATCGAAGTCAAAAGTTTGGCCGATCTGCACGATGCCTATGCGTGGCTGACTGGTAGTGACGAAGCCAAGGCGTTTCAATCGGTGGCGATTGATTCCCTGTCAGAAGTTGCCGAAGTGGTTTTGAACGCTGAACTCAAAGCCAACAAAGATGGCCGCGCGGCATACGGCGAGTTGTCCACAAAGATGAACGAACTCATCCGCGCCTTCCGCGATCTGCCGGGCAAGCATGTTTACATGAGCGCCAAGCTCGAAAAATCACAGGATGAGATGGGCCGCATTCTTTACAATGCCTCCATGCCCGGTAAGTCACTGACACAGGGTTTGCCCTATTTCTTTGACCTTGTGATGGCTTTGCGTGTCGAACGCGATGCCGATGGCAACGCTCACCGTGCGCTGCTTACCGACAGTGACGGGCTTTGGCAGGCTAAGGATCGCAGCGGAAGGCTGTCTCAGTGGGAAGCGCCAGACTTGGGCGCGATCATTGCTAAGATTGGGAGTGTGTCATGCTAATCGCCCTAGCAATCCTGCAAGGTATCTTGGCCATCGGTTCTATTCCGGTGATCAACGGCAACATTCGTGATCGGCACGTCAACGCCGCATGGGGCAGCCTTTTGGCCTGCATCACATTTGCCGTGACGGCTTACGCTCTTGTTATGGAGTCAATGCAGTGACCGTGCCAATCTATCAGCAATGGCTAAACGCCAAGGCAGTTGAAGAAGCCGCTATTAAGACGCGCCGCGATCTAGAAGATGCAATGGCGTTCGAATTGGCTTTGCCGGCTAACCTTGACGGCACCAGCAACTTTGATCGTGACGGTTATGCGGTGAAGATTGTTGGCCGCATCAATCGCAAGATTGATTCCGACAAGCTGCAAGCCTTGGCGGCAGAGCATGGCCTTGCCGATCATCTGCCCAGCCTGTTCCGGTGGAAGCCGGAAATCAACGCAACGGCATGGAAAGCTGCCGCTGCAACCATCACTGAACCGTTGTTGGATGCCATCACATCCACACCCGGACGCCCAACTTTCAACATTAGCAAAAAGGAAATCTGACAATGGCTAACCTTGGAGAGAGCTTCAACGCGGATGATCTGCCCACCGGCAGCACTGGCGAATATGAATTGCTGCCGGAAGGTCTTTACAGCGCCATGATCGCCAAGGCGGAAGTCGGACAAACTAAGTCAGGCACCGGCACGAAGATTGATCTGCGCCTCGACATCACCGGGCCGACACATCAGGGCCGGGTCATTTTTGCGGCGATCAACATCCGCAACCAATCGGCCAAGGCAGAGGAAATTGGCCGGCAACAGCTTGGCGAGATTATGCGCGCCATCGGCCTGCCACGCCTTGAAGATAGCGACCAGCTTGTTGGTGGTCAGTTGCAGATCAAGGTGAAGATCAAGCATCCGTCGCCGGATGATGTAGCGCGCGGCTACAGCCAAGCCCGCAACGATGTGGGTGGCTATCGCGCTTTGGCTGGCGGCGGGCTTCCTGCGCCGGTTGCTGCCAAGGCTACCGCTGCACCGGCTGCATCTAGCGCAAAACCGCCCTGGGCAAAGTAACAACAAAAAAGGGGCCGGTGATAAGCCGGCCCCAAGTTGTTCACGGGAGGAGACAAACATGGCAAAGCTGCCAGAGACTATTATAGCCGATCAAAGCGCCGTGGCAAGCCTGATAGATGCTCATCACGCTGCCAAGCGGGAACGGCCACGCCAGCACCTTGGCGCAAGCCTGCTAGGCCATCATTGTGATCGCTGGCTTTGGCTGTCATTTCGCTGGGCTGTCATTGAGCAATTCGAAGGCCGCATCTTGCGCCTGTTCCGCCGTGGCCATAACGAGGAAGCCACCATTATTGCCGATCTGGAAGCGGTGGGCATCGCTGTGCGTGGCCAGCAAAACCGCGTTGATTTTGGCGCGCATGTTAGCGGCAGCATTGACGGGATAGGTGTTGGCATTCCCAAAGCGCCAAAGACGGAGCATTTGCTAGAGTTTAAGACGCACGGCAAAAAGTCGTTCGACGATCTGGTGGCCAAAGGCGTTCGCGCCTCCAAGTGGCAGCACTTCGTTCAGATGCAAGTTTACATGGCCGGGCTGGATTTGACGCGCGCGCTTTATGTGGCGGTCTGCAAGGATGATGATCGGCTGCACTGTGAACGGGTGCGGTATGACAAAGATGTGGCCGATGCCGCCATTGCCAAAGGCCGGGCCATCGCACTGGCCGACAGGATGCCCCCCCCTATTTCAACCGATCCGACATGGTATCAATGCGGCTGGTGTCCCGCAAAGGCGATGTGCCACAAGTCACAACCGACTAAGGAAGTGAATTGCCGCACATGCGCCCACGCCACGCCGAAAGAGGATTCAACCTGGCACTGCGCCCGGTGGGACATGGCGATCCCGCCAGAAGCTCAGTATGATGGCTGTGACGATCATGTTTTTCATCCCGATTTGGTGCCGTGGCAGATGGAAGGCAGCGACGATGGCTTGTCGGTCACTTGGCTGATTGGGCAAAGCCGCCTGCGGAATGGCGTTGGCGGGCTGACATCACGGCAGTTGCTGGATGAGACAGTGCAGGCGTTGGCTGGTAAGTTTGAGGTGGTGGCGTGAAATACGGATCCGTTTGCAGCGGCATTGAAGCCGCAACCGCCGCATGGCACCCGCTTGGCTGGCAGCCAGCCTTTTTTAGTGAAATTGAGCCATTTCCACGCGCCGTGTTGGCGCATCACTATCCAACTGTGCCACTGCACGGCGACTTCACTAGTATAGGAGCAGATCAATATGGAGCAATTGACCTTCTTGTCGGAGGAACCCCCTGCCAGTCGTTCAGCGTCGCTGGCCTCAGAGGCGGACTGGATGACGACCGTGGCAACTTGGCCCTTGAGTTTCTTAGGCTTGCTGACCGAAAGCGGCCCAGATGGGTGGTTTGGGAGAACGTCCCCGGCGTCTTGTCAAGCAACGGAGGACGGGACTTTGGTTCCATACTCGGGGGCTTGGGCGAACTCGGGTATGGGTGGGCCTACCGAGTGCTTGACGCTCAGTTCTTCGGAGTGGCCCAGCGCCGCCGTCGTGTGTTCGTTGTCGGATATCTTGGAGACTGGCGACGTGCCGCAGCGGTTCTTTTTGAGCGCCACAGCCTGTCAGGGCATCCTGCGCCGCGCCGAGAAACGGGGCAAAGTGTTGCCAGAAGCATTAGAGCGCAGTCTCAAAGCAGTCACCGCGAGGACAGCGACAATTTCTTAGCCACTTGGCCAGCCGAAATTGCTCCAACACTCAACGCGCATTTTGGCGATAAGCAAGGGATAGAAAATCAGCACATTAATGGGGGGGCGGGGATGTTTGTTCCTGCTATTTCACCTTGCCTTGATACGCAAAAGGGTGGGCTGCGCGGGCCTGATACGCAAGCTTATGTGGTGGGCGCGTTGCCGGCATCGCTTGGGAAGGGGGGACTTGGCCACAACAAAGATGATTTTTGCGTCCCCGTCGCATTTGACTGGCAATCTGGCGGTGATGCGCGCGGGCTTGAGCCGAAAGACACGGCGCAATTGCAGCGTTGTCAGGTTCCGGCGGTGGCACAGGCTTCAGCCGTCCGCCGCCTCACCCCGCGCGAGTGCGAACGCCTGCAAGGATTCCCCGACGATTACACCGCCATACCGTGGCGCAAGAAAGGCTCAGAGGATTGCCCTGACGGCCCGCGCTACAAGGCACTGGGCAATTCAATGGCCGTGCCGGTGATGCGCTGGATAGGCGAACGTATTGCAGCAGTGGAAGCATTCAATGCTTCGTGATTACCAGCGCCGCGCCATTGACGATCTTTACGATTGGCTTCGTTCAAACGATGGGCATCCTTGCCTTGTCATGCCAACCGGTGCCGGCAAGAGCCACATTGTAGCTACATTGTGTCACGAAGGTTTGCAAAACTGGCCGGAAACGCGGGTGCTGATGCTTACCCATCAGAAGGAATTGATCGAACAAAACGCCGCCAAAATGCGGGAGCATTGGCCCGGCGCGCCTCTGGGCATCTACAGCGCCAGCATTGGCAAACGCCAGCTTGGCGAACCGATCACGTTTGCAGGCATCCAATCGGTGCGGACAAAAGCCGGACAATTAGGCCATGTTGATCTTGTCATTATCGACGAATGCCACCTTGTCAGCCACAAGGATGAGGGCGGTTATCGCGGCTTGCTAACCGCCTTGCTGGCCATCAATCCGGCGTTGCGTGTTATCGGGCTGACAGCCACGCCTTATCGCCTTGGGCATGGCCTGATCACCGACAAGCCGGCGCTATTTGATGGCCTGCTAGAGCCTGTCACGATTGAAGAACTGGTTTACAAAGGCTTCCTAAGCAGCCTGCGAAGCAAGGTGACAAAAGCCCGCTTTGACCTAGATGGCGTCCATAAACGCGGCGGCGAATTTATCGAAAGCGAGTTGCAAGCCGCCGTCGATACCGACGACAACAATTCCGCAGTTGTGTCCGAAATCATGGCGCTGGGCGCGGATCGGCGACACTGGCTCATGTTCTGCACTGGCGTTGATCACGCCCGGCACATTGCCGATCTGCTAAACGAACGCGGCATCATCGCCGATTGTGTGACGGGCGCAACGCCAAAGGCAGAACGCGAACGGATGATCGGCGACTTCAAAGCAGGGCGCATTCAGGCGCTAACCAATGCCCAAGTGCTGACCACTGGCTTTGACTTTCCGGCGATTGATCTGATTGCCATGCTGCGGCCCACCATGTCGCCGGCACTTTATGTGCAGATGGCTGGGCGCGGGCTTCGTGTTGCGCCTGGCAAGGCTGATTGCTTAGTCTTAGACTTTGCCGGCGTTGTGGCCACGCATGGCCCGATCACTGCTGTGCAACCGCCAACCAAAGCCGGCAAAGGCGACGGTGAAGCTCCGGTAAAAGTCTGCGAGTTTTGCGATGAGCTATGCCATCCCAGCGTGAAAATCTGCCCGGCTTGCGGCTCAGAGTTTCCCGCGCCAGAGCCGAAAACCTATCGGCTGCACAACGACGATATTATGGGCTTTGCGCCGTCCGAAATGCCCGTCACGTCATGGCGCTGGCGCAAACACACCAGCAAGACCAGCGGCAAAGACATGCTTGAAGTCACCTATTACGGTGCGCTGTCCGATCCTGGCGTGAAGGAATATCTCACCGTCACCCACGAAGGCTATGCCGGGGAGAAAGCGGTGGCCACGCTTGGCATCATCG